ATGAGAGGCAGCCCAGGCAATGTAGGAGATATTTGTCCTCCCCTCGTCGGAAAACCAGGAGCATAACCTGGCAGACTTGGGGCACCTCTATTCCGACCAGGGGGCGGTATGGGCATGGGAGGCCAAGGTGTACCGCCTGGGGGCCCACCTAGAGGTACAGGTAGAGTATAGTCAACGGGGAAGTCCAGACCAGGCCAAACCTCTGGAGGTCGATACCGAGGTTGCAGTCCTCGGCTACCACCATAGCCTAGGCGTCTGGGCTGGTTCATATATGCGGACGGACCTAACCAGTTAGGCATTGTTACCTCCTATCCAGTCGTTAGGTGTACGTCCAGCACCGTACAGGGATGCCGCAGCCGCACAGAGATGTTGCCTCCCCGGGAACGGCCTTGAGAAAGGCTGTGCGGTCATAGTTGCCTCCTACAGGTTGAATCCGCTTTGTATAAAGCGCTGGAAGATGTCGGCCTCTGGGTCTTCGGCCAGCATACCAGCAATGCGTCTGTTGACGATATTGCCGATTCCAGCGCGGAATCTTCTGGGAACCCCTGCCTGGAAATAGCCAGACAGGATAGTACCCAGGTCATCCCGAATTTTATCTCTTATCCCTTCCTGGTCCATAGTCATTCCGGGAACCCCTGCTTCGCTAAAGTACGGGGCAGCCTGGGCAAAGAGGTTCTGAAAAGCCTGCCGTGACGGAATCTTGGCTCCTCCCTGAAGGTATTTGAAGAAACTAGGCGTAGATTCTGGCGAAAGAAGCTCTTCTAGTTGGTAGGAAGTTGACAGGGGAAGATGCCTGGCAGATTGGAGAGATCTAGTTATAGGACTCGGTATGTTGCCCAATGAGGCCAAGTATTGGGAGAACTGTTGAGCTTCAGTAAACTCCTCTCGTGGGCTGAAGATGCCTTCATCGGCCCCGGAGCCGATGGCCCCTCCTGCCCCACCATAGTAGTCCGGGATATTGCCAGGGTCATCACTGAACTTAACATCGGGAAGAGGCAGGTTCGCCAAGCTCTCAGCGTCCCAAAACTCGGGCGTAGGGCCTTCGGTGGTGGCTTTAGTCATCAGCTCCTCGGCCTGCTCCTCCGCCGCTATCGCCGTCATGCCGAGCTGTTTAAGCAGGGTCACAAGAGCGGTAAATGCCTTATCGCTAGTGAGCTGCCCCGCGATGTACGCCTGGGTTATCGCAGTAATCGTCAGTTGGCCTTCAGCTTGGGATGGAATGTTTCACCTCCATTATGAGATCCCGTTTCTACTTCCAGGTCTGGGAGTGCCAGGAGGCACCAGAGGGCCTGCCTGGGGGACAGGGGATGGAACAGGCTGCCCCTGTGCCGCATTGGGTAAGACTTCAGGGGAGAAGCCTGGTGGGCCGCCTCCTGGGCCGCCTCCTGGGCCGCCTCCTGGGCCACCGGGGCCACCCTGGCCCGTGACGCCAGCCCGCTGTGCCATTTTGGCCTGGATAATGAACTGAAGCTCTGCCATATAGACCTGTACCAGCTTCTGATCCCCTCTATTCACGGCAGCCTCTATCAGAGTCACCAGTTGGGCCTCTGGCAGCATCCTTTGGGAAATCTGATGGTTTACTTGGTCTCGCAGAACGCCTATATCCTGGATGCCCAAGATTTCATCCCAGATATACTCGTCGGGGAACAGCGGGATGGGGCCGTCTCGTGCCAGCATCGCCATCTGCATCTTCCCGGCGTCATCCTGGGGGAGCCGCGCCAGCAGCTTCACCTCTGGGTCGCCGCCCTCAATGATATCCTCTGGGCGTATGACGCCCCTGAAATAGTGTCTGTTCTTATCGTAGCCCGAAAGTAGGATGGGCTCAAAGGCCCCCGTCATGTACTGGTCGCTGAGAAGCCGAAGAATCTGCCGGAAGGCACTGGTCCCTGCTACCAGACAGGGCTGCACAACCGTCTCGATATCCTGCCTCAAGGAGTTGATGGCATAGCCAGATAGCTGGAAGGGGATGGAGCCGTAGGCGGACATGGGCAGGAAGGCCCGCTGCTTCTCAGAGAGTACAGCGTTCATAAACAGAGGAGTATCCTGGGACATCCTCTGGAGTTCCAGCAACTCCAGCCTTTCGCCCTCGGCCAACTGCACCACGGAGCCCTCGGCGTGAGGGTCGTTGTCCAGTCCTTTGTCGCCAAAGCGGGAAGTGAAGACCCTGCCGGGGCGCAGCGACCTCTCCACCAGGTTCAGATAGATGGACTTGACCAGGTTATCGGTATCGTTGACCTCACGGCCCGCCCTGAAGATGCTCTGCCCATAGTCGGCGTCGGCGTACTTGTTCAGGTCGGACGCCGAGTCATTCTCGCCAAGCTGCCATCTCTGAAGCGGCGGCCTCGCACCCACTGCGCCGATGAATATGGGGGTCTTGGGACTGCCGTGGGGCGTCTCCTCCTTGAGCGTCTCTCGGGCGGTGAACACCGTGTTGATGGTGCTGTCGTAGTAGTCGTATATCTCCACGGGGTCAGTGCCCATGTCCTTGGGCATTTTGAGGCCATATTCAGCCTCTATCTCCTTGGGGGTGCGTTTCACCCTATAGCAGACCCAGAGACCCTTCCTGTCGATATCCCAGTAGGTATGTAGGGGGTCGAATGGGGTGATGTCCACATAGGTGCCCATCTCTTCATCTTTCACCAGTAGGGCCCTACCAGCGAACCACCCTCGAATGGGTATATAGAAGGCCAACTGGTCTTGAAGGGTGGGCAGCAGGAGGTTCGTAAGCCTCTCATCGGCGCTCTTCAGCAGGCCGATGAGGAACCGCTCTTTCTGGTCGTTGATCCGCTGCTGGTCTTCCTGCTCCTGGGACGTTTCAATCCTGATGTGGCGCACGGCCTGAGAGAACCAGGAGATGACCTTGTCGCCAAAGGTCATGGGGTCGTTGGAGGTGTAAGGTCTGTACCCCTCCTTCATCTTGAAGGGAGCCAGAGTGTAGAGGTTGTAGTCGTCCTCCATGCGCTCCCGGATATTGCGGGTGCGCATCGCCATGTCCGCCACCCGTTCCATGATGTCCTTCTGAGCGTCAGTGGGCATTAAACGAAGCTCGTCATTGTTTCTGCTTCTTGAGCAGTTTTGCGCTCAATCCAGTCCTTATCCCGCTCTGGACATGCAGTTCCCTTGCCAGAGGGCCAGTATAACCTTGTCGGCTGGTCTCCCTTCATGAATGGACCGTCCTTATAAGGGTCTACCTTTGATGTCTCCTCAATGTCACACCAACAACAGTACCTGGTCAACATAACGCCTTCTTCATGCCAGCAATGACCAGCAGGGGTACTCGTCATATAATGAAGAAACGCCCGTTCCGATTCGGAAAGTTCAGTGGACATTACGAATGTATCTCCATATCCGTATTATCGTTCAACTCTACTGCGCGGATTGTTTGGCGGCCATAAGTCAGGACGGTATCCTCGGGTCTCTGGCAAGATAGATACCCCTTGGCATCAAAGCAGCCCCAGCCCTCACACACCTTGCAGGTCTTCCACTCCCCGTAGGCGTACTCGGTGGTCAGGTTAATCTGAAGCGGAGTGCCGCGAACGACAATGCTACCCGATATACGGTCTGCCCACTCCATCATCTTGGTGTCGTGAGACGTCATCTTTTGATCCGCTCCCTCAACCGCCGACTCCTTCTGACCGTCGGCTCCCCCCCGAAATACTGCACTTTGGCATTCGCCCGCTCCATTATAGAGGAATACCCATAGAAGTCCACAAGGCCATAGCAACTCGCCGAAATGCCATGATTGAACCGCTGCTCGGGTTCGTGACCCAGGATAAGCCCCGTGCTGTCCACCTTCCACCTGTAGGGCAGGAACTGACTGGTCACCGGGTGCAGGCCAGCCCCGAACTCACTCAGTATCCCCCTACAATGGGCTCCGACAATGAGGTGGGGCATATGGGTGATGGGGTTCTCTTTCAACGCCACCCTGAGCCGTTCTATGCCAGCATGGATGAGTACCCGGTTGGACACCAGCTTTATCCCCGCCTCCTTCGCCCACACTTCCTCCACGGAGGCCAGCCCCTGGTGCTGAGTACCCGCAACGTCGATCACCCCCCACTTCAGCGCCTTCCACCAGGGCCTGTTCTGCGCGATGAGGATCATCTGCTCGGTGGTCAGCCCCATCTCGTATATCTCATCTATTATGTAATGGATGCCATCGATATACTGCACCACCTCTATGGCGTAGGCCCCGTCGTAACCTGGGTCCACCCATATCTTCACAGGATAGTCGGGGTTGTACTCCAGCTCTCTGACATGGATCGTGGGGTCGAACTCAGGGAACACAAGCCCCTTTGGGGGCACCGGCTTCCCTGCAATCCGCTCAGTGAAGAACCTGTCGCTGCTCTCCCTCTCCATCCTCAGTATCTCAGGGTCGTTACGCCCCCCAGGATACAACGCCAGGTTAGTCCAAGAAGGCAGCTCAAAAGCCTCGGTGTCCCTGCCGCCCCTCCACCTCCCCAGAACCCCCGTGAACCAGGGGTTCATCTCCTCCAAGGAGCCTATCATCAGAAGCCAGCCCCTACGGGGTGCCACCCTCGACATGCACCTCTCAAAGGTCTCAATGTCGATCTGCCCAGGCTCGCACATGATGATCCCGTCAGGGCCCTCACCGCTCAATGTCCTCGGGTCTTTGCTGCTCTTCGTCTTTATGACCGTCCCGTCCAGCAGCTTTATCTCTCCAGGGTCAACCCTCTTGGTAAACCCCCCAGGCTCCAATATCCCCAGCTTCAGGCAGTCCTCCACCATATAGAAGAACTCCCTCGATGTCTGCCTATAATCAGGCCCCACCAACCAGAATAAGCCCGCCCCCTCTATCTCGTTCATCCTGTAAAGAAGCAACTTCTCAGCAGTCATACTCTTCCCCCCCTGGTCCCCCCCGCTGACCCCTATGAACCGCTTGAAGCTCGTCAGTATAGGCAACTGCTCCCCGTGAGGCGTGAACCCCACCTGCTCATATAACCACGCCTGTCCCTCCTCCAACTCCCCAGGACGGGACGCCTTTAACGCCATGTTCCGCCCCTGAGTCCTATCAGCAGGTTCCTATCCTCCTCAATCCTCCCATCTCCATTGACCACCATGTCCTTATAAACGGACGGAGGCGCCTCAAGGGGGAAGAAACGTCTTATCTCCGCTATCCCTCCCACCCCCATGTTCCTCATCGCCATTAGCGTCAAATCACTTATAGCTCCAGGGTATGGGATAACCTCATCACCCTTGGCTTTTAGATAATTACGCGCCAGTGTGTTGCTAACCCTCGCAGACATGCCCCGCTCCTCCGCGTCCCTCAGCAGGGCCTCGAACTGCTTGTGCGCTATCCCAGCATCACTCTTCTCCCAGTCCATCTCCTCTAGCCGCCTCTTCATTGAATCAAACGTCCTGACGTATGCGCTCTCGCGAAACCCCCACAATCTCCCCCGTCTCCTTCAACGTCCTCACCCCGCCATCCCGGAACCCGTACCTGTACTCCAAGACCTGTCTCTCCCTAGGGCTCAGTGTCCCCACTACCTCCCCCAATCCCCGCAACACCACCACCCAGTCTATTACCATATCGCCGTAATTCCCAAATATGTTGTCCAGCAAATGCTGCGCACTCCCCAGTACTAGAGCAAGAAACTCGCCCTGCTGACCCCGCTCGTCCTCTACCATTATGCCTCCCTTTGAGTGATTAAGAGTGCCAATACAGGAAGCTTGGCACCCCTGGCTTCCTCCCCAATCCCGCCCCAGTAACCCGCCCCCACGCATCTGGGGACAAAGGCGCAAACGCCTTTTCCCGCTTCTATAGCGTCATGGTTACCTATTAACGTCCCCCTAATGCACCTAAGCCATGCCGGGGGGGGGGAGGGGGGGGCCCCCCCCCTCTCACTAGAGGCCAGGAGCGGAAAGCGTAGGCCGTAGCCCCACGCTACAGCCACAGCCCAAAGCTACCGCCGAACATAACGAATATAGTGCGCACCTCCACAGCTACGGCGCTACCTTCGTTACGATACCAGTCCATCAGCCTACGTCGTGGATACGTCGGGCCCTCCATCTGGCAGGCTACGCTTACCGTCTCTCATGGTGATGGTCTCTTCCGTCTCCTCCAGCGTACCGTCTGGACTATGGCGTCTCACCCTACGTTTAAGCTCTGTGAGCAAGTCACGGCCCGGAGAGTCCCGCGCCGTGGTGAGCTCCCGGTACTTCTCCGGAGCCTCAGCCTTCAGCTTGAACATCATGAGCACGTCGGAACCCCTGTTACCAGTAGGGTTATCAAGGCGCTCGTCCATTTTGGCCTCCCACATCTGTACGTAGGCTTCATGGGCTAGGGCGAGCCGTTTTCTGAACGCCCACCTATCGTCACTTACCCA